TCCTTCTCCTACGCAACCTGCTACGAGGTCAGTGAGCGTACTTTCTGGCAGGTCATCTGATAGAAGTTGGGATACGAAACTCCATGATCTTGGAGTTGCAAATGATCTAGAACTGCCTCTAGGATCAAAATCGTATAAATCTTGCTTGGCGAACGTGCAATAACCCACAACGTCTGCGTGTACGTGTTGGTTGGTCGCCCACTCCATCCAGTCCTCGAAGTCCACTCTTAGTTCTACGTGGACAAATCTGTTTGCCAATGGAGCCGGCATTCTGTAAGTGACACCCTTGTCACTGTCTCTGTTACCTGCCGCCACGATCGAAACGCCTTCTGGTAGGTGATACTGTCCTACTCTTCTGTTTAGAATTAATTGATATGCCGCCGCCTGTACTGCCGGAGCCGCCGAGTTCAACTCGTCCAAGAACACAATAGCATTTGATTTAGGATCAGTTGGCAGTTCTGCCGGACTTGCCCATACCATGTTGTTCTCTTTTGCGTTGTAATAAGGAATACCCTTGATGTCTGTTGGCTCCCATAGTGGAAGTCTGATGTCGATCACTTCTCTGCCCTCAGAGTCTGCGATCTGTTTAACGATGTCTGACTTACCAATACCTGGTGCACCCCACATCATTATGGGTCTCTGTAATTTGATACAATGTGTTAATGCTGATTTCGCCTCGTTGGGTGAAACTGTTCTGTTTTGACTGCCTATTGCCGCCTCTTTGTTTTTGTTAGCTCTTGCCATTTTGTACACTCCTGTTTAAAATGTTTATAATACGATTATAGCAGGAATGTGTTATGCGTCAACCTGGTAAATGTGGCTAAAAAGTCGCGGTTTTATTGATCTTTTTGTTCGTCCATCTTGCTCATTGCACGGGCAAGTCCGTATTTTGTGATATCTCCAGCGAAAAGCATCAGTTGTAGGGCCATTTTCTCCATGGTCACGATGATCTTCTTCTTGTCAACGTAGTATGGGCAGTCAACAAACTCGTCCAACCACAGGTATGTTTGTGGCGTGAATATGACTTTTGCAGGGAATTTAATGTCATAGGTCTTGATATCCAATTTTTCGATCATCTCCATACCGGGTTTGGTCAATCTCAATGATCGGGCCTGGTAACTTTCCCTTACATTCTGCCACCAAGTGTAGTAATTGGTCTTTATGCTTTCGTCGTGTGTGGGTTGTTCCAAGAGTTCGAGGAAGGTCCGGGTATAGGCTGTTTTGCGATCCATTGTGTAGTTAATTATCTAGTAAATTTGTCGCCGGATTTTAAAAGGTACACACCAAATTTGTCTGTGTTGTGCTGTGTGTTCAATTTCTTGGCCAAGTTCTCTGCGTGTCCTGGATTTGAGAATGACACTTTCTTGTATTTTGGTCCTGGATAGTTGGCAACCAGACTTGAACTCTTTAAGTTGATTGGTTGACCATCATAGAACACTGCCCATATGCCCTCAGCCGCTAAGACCTCGTCCATTTTGAAGGTGGCTTTATTGCTGTGTTGCAACAGCACTGTGGGTTTTGGTCTTGACATTATGCTATGCTCTCCAATACGCTTTGTTGGATTTTTAATTTTGTTTCTATTGAATGTTTTTTACCAAGCATCGGTGCTTTTTGTTTTGCTCGTGCTTCTCTAATTCTTTGTTTTGTTTCTTCTGTGTGCCTTCGTGCTTTAGATGTGGCTTTGATAACCATTCTGCCTTGTTCAGTAAGACCTGTGGCACCACCCATTAAGCCGTCCTCTTCTTTTAAATTGGCGTAATTGCTTGATTCAACAATGTTGTGCTTCCTAGAATATTCTAATGCGTATTTGTTCAACTCTTTTATGTTTGTGAAAACCTTGGTCCAAACAGTTGATACATCATTTCCGTGCTTCTCTAGGTGCTTGGTCCAATACACACCTGAACCCGCGTAGGATTCTGGGTCCTTAATAGTCTTCCCAAAGTACATCAATCCTGTTTGATTGTGTTTTTTTAAATACAGATAGGTCGCTTTCATACACTAATATTTACCACCAATCTTATCGTGTGTGAGTATTGGAAAGATTTGTGGATAAATTCTTTATGTTAAAATAATCCTTTTAAAGTCGTATGAGTCTAGATTATCTGTGGAATCGGTGTATGCCAATAATGGTGCACTTTGCTCGTCTATCGGACGCCAACTTTCGAGTCTATATTTTGCTATCCAATCTTCCGAGTATTTCGAGAACCAATCTACAAATTCTTTTTTAAATTCAACAGGATCTACATCTACTAATGATATGTGGAATTTTGCTCTGAGTGTCAGGTGTGGTTTACATAATTGATTGAATCTTGTTTGATCAGCAGGTTCTCCGTTCTCCCAGTATTGATATGGGGTTTTACCTAGTTCTGATTCTGTTGCGTAGATGAAATTTTTCTTGATTGTGGATTCAAAGTATTCATTGCAATGAAAATTTTCTGCAAGGGGACCTTCTTTAACACCCCATCCTACTTTTATTCTCTCTCTTGGTGCTGTCTTTTGTTCAATGTGGTGTATGGCATTATGGAATTTGTACAATATTGCATTATCTTTAAGTGGTGCCAATCTGTCATGATTGTCCTCGTACATTTTGTGTAGGGCATTCAACTCTTTCTGTGTGATCTCTTTGAAATTGATTATAGGGGTATCTAGATCTGCAAATGCGAAAAAATTTTTACATATATCTGTAAGGTTTGAAAAATCCATTTGAGCAGATTCAACAGGATCGATAGGGATTCTGTGTAGATGCTTGATCTTATGAAACCATTTTTCCGCTAACACTGTATCGTTAAGTGTGTAGTCCACATCAAGCAGTTGATTGTTTTTGTCTATGAAAATTATCTTGAATTTATTTTTTTTCACCAAATCCGCCACCATCCATCTCGATGTTGATGGTCTGAGCCTCCTTGGCAGTCTTTAATGCCTCAATGATCTCTTCCTGTATGGTGACCATCCTGGTCATTACCTGCGTAAGGCTGTCCGCTAGTTGGTCTGCCTCTTTGGCAGGGATAACGATCTGCCTCTCACCTTTTTGACGCAGTGTTCTTATTCTGCCTATGAGATCCTCTATGGGTCTAGTTTGTATCTTGGAATTGTTTGACTGCGTCATTTAATACCTGTTGCATTTCTAGTTTGGTCTTGATTGGACCTTTGTATTTGTATCTCGAAAGGGTAATCATTTTAGGACAGTATGCTTTCCTCCATCCCTTTTCAAAACAGATTATGTAGTAACCTGCACAGAATTGGCTTTTTGATTTTGGTGTCTTTGTGTAAACGGGTAATTGTTTCTGCACATCAAACATGGGATTGTATGGATGTTGACTACACGGATAACCATGCACATCGAAGTTGTCTGTTTGTATTTCCTCTTCGGGCTTCTTGAAATTTGATTGATCAAATATGCCAAATCCAAACTTTGTGAACAGGCTCTCCTGTGTGTGGAATACTTCTCTATTCTTTTGTTTGCTGAGGAATATCCAACCGTTGTCTTCTTGCTTCTGAAGGGTACCCAACTTCTGGCCGTTTTGCTCGACTATCCAAAATTTGTCCTTGACTAAGGTCTTTGCTCTTACTGTCATGATACTAACCTCGCATTAAAAGGCTCAACATACAGTTGTGCCTGCTCACTAATCCTATTTAAATCGTACTTGCCACAGAACCTCATGAATCTGATTCCAACTTGGTCTACGCTCTTGTTCTCTGCCTTGGCCTGTGCAATGGTTTGATCAAGTTCTTCCACGATCGCTTCTGGCTGTGCATGTAGGTCTACTAATGCTCTGTTCCTTTCGTAGTCTTCTAGCACTCTGTGTTCGTTGCCGTCATGGTCTACCCACTTGCTCAACATAAGATTGTTCCAAGTGTAGCCTTTCTCATTACGATCCGCGTATGCTTCTTGTAGTCCTATCTTGTTCTTTGTGCCCTTTGTACGTACACCCGGGTATGCACTAAAGATGTTGTCACTGGGATCACCCCGCATGGCCTTCTCAAACACGATCCACTCTGTGTCTGGTGCAGGCTTGGGTGCTTTTAATTTCTTGTCTATAACAGGCTTGCCTGTCTTTGCGTCAAACCAACCCTCGTGTGTGAGTGTGGTCTCGTTGACACCGTTGTATTGTTTCACACGTGGTGTGATCAATTGATTTAAATCCTTGTCCGTGCTTATGATCACATGTTCCTGGTCGGGGTGTTTGTCAATCCAACGTGCTATTAGATCATCTGCTTCTGTTCTGCCGTTCCTTAGAACTGTGGCATTTGTTTTTGTTTTAACAAAATCAACAAAGTCATCATACACTTCCCAGAACACTTCATTCTCTTCTTTTTCTTTCTCGGTCATGGCATCTGCCATTTCCTTACGATTTCTTTTGTATGGTGCATACATATCTTTCCTGAATGATCTGCCCTCAAGACAGAATACAACATGAGTTCCTCCAAAGTCCTGCCATGCTTTCTTGATACTGTTCATCATGATGTGTATGGCCATGCCCACCTTCTCGGAGGTATCCCCTCTGATCACGTGTCGTGCCCTAAAGAACGTATTTGCTGTGTCTACTAATATATGTGCCATTACCTAATTATAACATAGAACATGAATATGATCAACCAGACGTGTGCGGTAATGTTGGATTCATTCCGTGATAGAAATGTGGATACCAACGTATGTAATCTAGTATTTCTTTTGTGGTTTTGAAGTAATCATTTGTAAATGGCGTTAGTATATTCTTATGAGTGGTTTCAATCCATGAATTAATATACGCTTCTTCTATTAAATCGATGTCAGTGATTGGAATATTTTCTTGATTATTCAATGCTTTTATTATTTTCCCACATCTTTCACGTGTAGCGAACTTTTGTATTCTATTTTGGAACTGATCATAGACATCGTAAGCATCTTGATCTACAAGTATCTGCAGATCAAACTTTTGGTTGGCAGATTCAACATGTTTGAAAAAAGACTCCTTTTCCCAAAAAGCACTCACAGGAAAGTAATACACCCTAGGAAGGGATCGTGCTCTGTAAAAACGATCAATTCTTATTAGTCCATGGTTCTGTATATCGCTGAATCCTAACTTGCAAAAATCACGCAAAATAAAACGTGGTATGCTGTCAACTATTTTAACCCCATACAGTTTTTCAATTGCGTCTTTGTCCTCGGGGAAGTTGTTTATGATTATGTTTGCTGTGTCCATATTAAGATCACGGTCAGCAGGTCTGATGTAGTTCATTCTCTGCAACCAAAGTACGTCATTAGGATTTATTGTAATAATAATGTGAGGATCGTTTTTATCGGGCCAACCCCGCTCATACATGTGTCCTCTTTCAAACTTACTTGAGTATTTTATTTGTTCGCTATGAGATGTGCCTAGGGCAGTGAACGGCATCGCTGATATTTTTGGAGTCAGTGTGCTGAATCTATCCAAGAAATATCTTAGGAAATTTCCATGAGTACCGGCCTGAAATCCTATGTGTACAGTCATCTATTAATCTTAAAAAGATATTTAAACTGATTTATTCCATGCACTGTAATTTTCCGCCCAAAATTTATTGTGATTTGATCTATAATGTTTTCCTTCGTGTATTTCAACTTATTATAGTCGACGAGCCTTAGGTTAACGTAGACTAATATCATTGTGTCATATGATTCATGTAAAAACTTGAGATTATCACACAGTGTTTCGGGTGTGACATATCTAAACTCTTCTGATTCATAAACTACCACTGAAGTTGGCTTTATGTACTTGTTGATGGCCTGGACCATGGTCTTAGATTTAAATTGATTAAAATATTTTATAGGCACACGAGGATCAAATATTCCTTGCCATTTCCTATGTTCAAAAGCAATAATATTTTCTTGTTTACCGTAGCCATTGCTATCTATCCAAACACTTTTGCCTTTTGGGACGTGCGATTTGATCGCCTCTAGATATTCCTGCCTGTGTATTTGTTCGTATATAACTTTCTTAGATTCTACAGTTAACTCGAAGTCATCATAAGATTCAATGATTTTCATTCTATAAAAAATTGTGTTGTTGGACTAGCAAAGTTAAAGTGATGTCCTTTTAACTCTTTTACGAAATAATGATCTATTCGTTTGTCTTCGAAGATGTTTTCAATGAAATGTAACAAAGCCATATCATAATCATCGTCGACTTGCTCGTTGTTTGAATTTGTGTAAATTAGAAACTTGTTTATAGAAACACAGACCCTGTCTATTTTCTTTATTGGGTGAAGTAGTTGTGCCAATTCTTTGTCGCTGGTCTCTTTGTTTATTATAGCCAGTGCTTGTTTTCCAGGTTTCTGCACTAAATTTAATTTATCCTGGAAGTAGTTGACATCACCCATACTGTACACAGGAACTTTGCCGAAGAAGTCTAAAATTCTTTGGTCTTGCAATAACTCAACTTCGCCTGGTATAAATGCTTTTTGTTTTTCTCGCCAACTAATCATTTTGAAGTGTTGTGCTAGTTAACAGATTTAGGAGACTTCTGTTTTGCCGTCATCTCTTCTGTTGATCTGTACGTATCCAGATCCGGTGACGTCTATGCCTTGTTCATTACCGATAGTCTTACACAGTGTTTGGAACCATCTGTCGACGATCTCTTCTTCACTTGCACCTTCGTACCCAGATTGTTTCAACATGTTCACGAATTCCGGGTTCCAGTCTAGTTCAAAGAAACCATTCCTTGGATTCTCAGGGTTCACATTTAGATTAAGAACTTTTACAATTGGCTCTTCACTTTTCTTCTTGCCTTTTTTGTCTTTAAGATTCTTTTTCTTGATAGTTGTCTTTGCTGTTTTCTTTACCTTCATAATATTATTATACCTTATTTTTACCTTTTAGTCTACTACTATGTGCCAATTGCATTACCAAACAGATACACATGGACTCTGGCCGCCACATTGTAACCTCTCTTGAATGCCTCTTCTGCCACTTTACCAGCAGTAGCAGTCTGTTCTTCTTCCCTTGCACCAGTGGGCATTATCCATACTGGCCAATCTACGCCTGCTTCTCTGAATTTTCTCACTGTGTTTTCAAGTTCTTCCCACTCTCTTCTACTTGCACCCACAACAAATTTAAGTTGTCCTCTGTCGCTACAATCTGCGTATTCTTTCACGTTCTCAGGCTTGATTGCTTTTGCCGTCTTCTCACCTGACACTGTGAACAGTTTTGGACTAACACTGAAGAATATTTCTTCTGGTATATCCTTTACCCATTGTTTGAATGGTTCTGTAAGTTTCTGCGTGCCGTTTGTTTCAAACGTCATCGAACTAGGTAAGTTTGCTCTCTTTTCTAATGATCTGTATATGCCCATACTCGCGGCCTGTCCTGTGATCATTAGAGGTTCTCCACCTGTGAAACACAAGTGTTGATGTTGTCTAGAGTTTGGATGTAGGAACAATCCATTTTGGTTTGTGTCTGTTTTCAATATATCCACGATCTTACTTGCTAACACTGTTGGGGTTTCATATCCCATCAGTTTCTTGAACTTCTTTGCCCATGTATAAGAACTGTCACAGCCTTTTTCCCACACGGGTAAGTCTTCAACTTTTTTTACACTATCAACATCAAAGTCTTCAAATGGTAATTCATATGTGCTTGGATCTGTTGGATCTTTCTGTCCAAACCCGCTACACTGCAAGTTGCAAAGGAAGAATCTTATCCAAGCGGTTGGAACGCCTGTGTAGTGTCCCTCGCCTTGTATGCTATGGAATATCTCTGAATAGTAATATTTCTTTTCGTCTACCATATCTCCGGTAATATCCTTTTTGTTGCTTCAACTAGTTCTTCTATTTTATACTGTTCTTTGTCTTCAGTCAACTCAATCCAGACGACCTTGTTGTCTTCTATAATTATTTTCCATTTATTGTCAGGAGAAATATTACCAGTCACTATTTCTTCTTGTTCTTGTCCAACCTAACGACCTTGCCGTCGGTGTCTTTTAAGTGTCCAACCGATTCTCTCTGGATGTCATGCACCGAGAAATTGGCCCAGTACAGTTCAAACGCAACTCCGTCTTCCAGACCCTCGAATGAGTGGTATAGTCCTGGTTTGACTGCTGTAAAGTCCCCTGGGTTTAAAATAGTTTCATCCACGAGGTCGTAGTCTTTCTGCCATACTCGGATCTTCATCTGTCCGCTCATGACATAGAAACCATTCCACTTCCATTCGTGTAAGTGTTTGGAACACACTCCGCCTTTCTTGTAATCGATCCTGTGGAACTCCAGTGAGTTGTTTGCTAATATAAGTTCTGTTTCTCCCCAGATTTTTCCTGCTTTGTTTGACATAAATTTTGTACCTTCCTATTAGATATTATATAGGATATTTAGATGAGTTGTCAATGGGGGAGCAAAAACTCCCCCTAGAGATTATTTGAGTTTGTAGGTCTTCTGTAGTCTGTTCAGCAATAATCCGTATGCTGGTAAGAACACAACTAGTCCCACTATGATTTTCAACACCACTTGCGATCCCGCAATCTCAACCCAGTTAGCCGCCATGTATTCGTCGGCACTGTTGTTAAATGCAACTGCAAAGAATGTGTAAGTGTCAATTATGTTAGCCGCGATAGTAGATACCGCTGGTGCCAACCACCAGTTCTTGCCGTATGTCTTTGATTCCCTGATGTACTGGAATACATACACGTCAAGTAAAGTACCAATTGCATAAGCAGTGGCACTTGCGAAACCAATCCTCATGGCAACCGATTGTGGTGCCCCTTCTGCCAATACAACTGCGATCGATCCAATAATTGCTAATGGATAAGCCGCCGCTATCGTGGCTCTTGCTATTTGTTTGCCCAATAGTCTGACAGTCAAGTCAGTTGCTATCACTACTAATGGGAATGTGAATGCCGCCCACGTAAGTTTCACTCCTAGTATCTCTACTGGGATTGCCACTAACGCATTTGAAACGATGATCACTACAACATGTAGTAACACTAATTTCATCAGCATTGATTTGTCTACGTTTTTAAACATTTAATCTCCTATAGGTTAATTTAAATGTACGTAATTGTAGCAGTTTATTGGAATAAGGTCAATACAACCTTTGATCTACTTGTCCCAGTCTTCCCATGGGAAAACTATCCAAGCGGGTGCTTCGTCCTTGTTGATCTCGTAGCCGTGGTAATCTACTTTGACCTTGCTTGGCTTGTTGTTGATCAGTGCGGCGAACCTTATCCTGTCCTCACGTTTGCCGAAGTTGTCAAGAATGTATTGGAATGTGGCACCTGAGTCGTTAATGTCGTCGATGATCAATATCTTTTTTTGGAATGCGAATGCTTTTTCTAGAGTACGCAAGTCAGGCTTGACAGTGTGATCTCTCAATCTTATGTCTAATACTTCGTGTGCCGTCTTTAGTCTGTGAGAAAGATACACCCCAGGTATGCAACCACCCCTGTTGATTCCAAGTATGATGTTGGGCATCCAGTTTGAATGCACCATCTTGTCTTCTATCTGGATCAGTGCGTTACGCATCTGTCCTGTTGTGAAATAGTTCTTTTTAACTTCTTTGCTCATATTCCAAAATAGTAATTCATTAAGCCACCTATCAATAGTGTGACAAGTATAGCATTTAGGAACAACAGTGCTCTATCGTGCCATAGGTATCCAACCCATGCCCAACCCACTGTGCCGAACAGACCAAACCACATGTCGATGTGTGGTATCGTGCCAACACTCCTGGCCGCGGTTGCTATCAGTATCAGTGCAACAGAGAACCATTTCACGTACCAAGAGAGGTCTCCCTTGGGTGTCACTTTCTTAATCACCCTGGAAGAATTCAACTTCTTGATCTTGTCGTCCAGTTTCTCTTTGATTGGTTCTATGTTATTTGGTGTATCGCTCATATACCCTGTTGATCACGTTGTTGGTTGTCACGAAACTGGCACACTTGGCCATATCCTTTAATCTCCTAGCACCTATGTATGTACAGGCACTCCTCACTCCGCCCAGTATGTCTTCCAAAGTCGGTTCAACAGGTCCTCTGTGTGGCAGTGAGATAAGTCTTCCCTCGTTGCCTCTGTATCCGTCTTTACGTTTGCCATGCACTTCTCGGGCTCTGTCTGAGCTCATGCCATAAAATTCTACTCTGCCGTCCACTACCGGCTGTTCTGATTCATCATGTCCTGCCAACATACCTCCTATCATGACCATGTGAGCTCCGCCACCAAATGCTTTTGCAATATCACCTGGATGTACGCACCCACCGTCTGCCATTATGTGTCCACCGACACCATTTGCGGCGTCTGAACATTCAACTATTGCTGAGAACTGAGGTACACCAACGCCTGTCATTGTTCTTGTCGTGCATACTGAACCAGGCCCTATCCCTATCTTGACGATGTCAGCACCATTTATTATTAATTCTTCAGTCATCTCGGGCGTTACAACATTACCTGCCACTATAACTTTGTTAGGATATTCATCTCTGACTTTCTTTATGAAGTCCACCATGTTTTGGTGGTATGCGTTTGCTACATCAACAGTGATCATCTTTACATCTGGAAACATCTCTAGCACCTGTTTCATGTTTGCCCAATCCTGTGCTTCTGGATCCCACATCACGTTGGTTCCTGTACACACAGACACTGATTGCATTCTCAATCCTGTGCCCGCGGCCTCTTTCCATTGTTCTGGTGTTGTGGTCTTTGTTATCACAGTCATCATCTTGTGCTTCTGCATTTCTTTT